ACCTTATTGAGTGTTTTAATGTCTGGTAGTAATTGCATCACACGACCACGACCCAGTGTTTCACCAGGCACGACCATCTCTCTGAATATAATCCAAGGCGATACTTCCATTTCTTCGGTGTAAATGATGTGCTTTTGTTTCTTCTCAATAATGCAAGTGTAGTACATATCAGCTTCTGGCTCATACACACACCCCTCAATGATGGTTATTTTGGCATTCGGTTTAGAAGTAATAAGCTTTTGTGTTTCACTAGATACATTCGCACCTTCCCACTCACGTTCAATGTTACGTGCAGCCACTTCTCTTTCACGCCAAACCGTTTCAATGCTAGAGTTAGGGCCTTCTTCTGGGTATATTTCAGCTAAAGGAACCGCATTAAACTCAAGGATTGATGCAGCGCCTGGTTTCTTCGAGCGCTCAATCGTCATTGCACCAGTTGAGATGGCTAAGTCTAAGAATGCTTCATGTGTTTGGGTGGCAAAGTTAGAGTGATTAATGTGATCAAAGATAATTCTAGTTGTCTCATCAAGCAAAGTCTGTGCTTCTTCTTTGTGTTCTTCTGCAATTTCACTTCCAGGTGTCAGTATTGACCATCTACGCCAAGGGGGAACCATCGTGGCTTGCATTCGAGAGGCAAAAGACTGAACACCAATCACTGCGGTTGAATCGAATATGTCTCGGTTCTTACGTTGACCTGCCGAATAAGAGTTAAACGTCTCTCTTTGGGGTAAGGTGTATTCGTAACACTCTCTTAAATGATCAATCCAAGGTGCTTTCCTTGCTTTAGCAACTTCAAAACGATCAATCAGTTGCTTAACTGTACCTAATTTCTTGGGTATTTTGTATTCCATAGATTATCCTAGTTTGTCTGATACGCCCATAGCTGAACCAGAGATCAGTGAGCGTCTGCCGTCACGTAATCTCTTTTTCTTTTTAAGTACACCTGCTGTTGTGCCTGCTTTAGTTAAAGAGCTTGTGCCTGACACGCCAGATGCTTTGTTTTGTACCCCCGATGATAACTTGCCACTTACAACTCTACTCATTGCTGCTTTTCCAACATCACTAACTTCTTTAGGTGCTGCTTTACCTGCACTGTCTTTAAACTTTATTGCTTTAACAACTCCTGTTTTAACAGCAGCTTTTCTCATCATCCCACCCATTATCCTAGTCCTGTTTTAAGACCTGTCTCTTGGCCACTGAACAATGAACGTCTGCCGTATCGACCAGAAACTTTAGTACGCTTTCTCTTTGCTTCCTTCTCTGCTGTTGTTGGTTTAAGTCCTGCTTCGGTTGTTGATAATGAAGCTCTGCCTGTGCCTGCTTTAGACTTCTTTGCTGCATCTAGCTTAGTATCGACCTTTGCCGTTTCACTACGCACTCTGTCTCGATAAATAATAGTAGGTGCTGGTGTTGGTGGTGCTTTAGGTTTGCTGAATAATCCGCCCATTTTGTTTCTCCAAATAATTAAATAACTGCCAAGCTGTGAACAGAAACCATTTGCGAACCCCTAGTATTGCTTTCACTTGTTCTACACAAGTGCTTACAGTAGGCCAAGGCGCTCTTATTCGTTTTGAGTCTCGCCACACTTTGAGATACAGTATAGCACTACAATCTGTATTTGCAACTACATTTAGTATTGAATCGTACTTACCAAAATTAAGCACATCAATGTCAGTGTGTCCTAAATGTGGATAATAACCAATCCAGTTAAAGCCATCCCATCTAACCGCATAACAATGCCTAAAGCCTGGCTGTAAATACTTAGCCCACCAGTATTGCATATCACCTTGTTCAAAGACGATGAACCAATCAATAAATGACTGATCCCAAGTATCGAGTAGTGCTTGTTGTTTAAGCCACACTAGAACACACTCCACTCTTGTTTCATTACTGCTTGCGTATTCAAACCCATTTCCTTTTTATCTCTCCAGGCTACTGCAAAGTATCTCCAGCTATCACCACCATGTGAACTCCAGTCATGAAGCGGCCTGTCTTTAAAAACCCTTTTGTCCTCGTCATACTCGCAACGGTAATAGCTCAAGGCCCTCAGTCCATCAGCGCAGCGTTTCTCGTCAAAGTAACATCTAGGGAATATTCGTCTTGCTGCTTCAATACCGTCCATGATCGGAATGTTTGGCGTTACTCTGAACACAATACCCATCTGTCTTGCTTGATCCTTTCTGGTCTTGCCGCTTGTTAGTTCTCTTACCTGGATGTCATGTGGTGCGAAGTGATCCTTGAAGGTGATTGAGTGTTTATCTCTGAAGTCATGCAAGTGGTTGATGTAGTGTTGTAGTCCTTCACCAGAGTTCTCATAGTAACTGATAACTCTAAGCTCTGTTCCTGCTTGCTGCACCATCCATATTGCTGTTGCGTCTGCTATGCCTAGATCCCAGAATGTACTGACTGGAAGTATTGGATCAATAGGTACTCGACCTATGCGCCCACCTTCTCTTGCAGCTTCGATCTGCTTGCCGTAGTATGTTCCTTGATTCTCTAAACACTCACCTTCCCAGATGTGATCGTACAACACCTTGTCTAGCTTCATTAGGTGCTTGCGTTCCTTCTCTAGTTCTTTTGGAAACCAGGGGTTGTCTGACCAGTTCACCTTCACAACATAAGAATCTTCTGGTGGATTGAGTACGAACCTTTGGTATGTTGGATCTAATTCATCACTAGGGTTGAAGCTTAACCAGATCTCTGAGTTGTTCTTACGAATAGTTGGGATCAATGTATCCCATGAAGTTGATGATACCTTCTCAGCTTCTTCCACCCACACACGATCAATACCTTCCATTGACTTAATCTTGGTAATGTTTGATTTCAGTCCTTCAAAGATGAAGCGACTACCATTGCGGCCAAGGATCTGAGTCTTTTGTACTTCAAAGAACGGATCTAATCCCATGCGCTCTATTGTGTCTGCTAAGATCTGGATCACTGAGTCCTGGATTGATCGCTGCATTTCTCTAGCGCAAAGTATTCTAGTCTTTGTTTGATATGCCTGCATGATCAGCAGCTGTGCTATTGACCAAGACTTACCAGAACCACGACCACCATAAGCAACCTTGTATCTACTTGGCTGCATGAACGGTTCAAATTCTTCAGTGATCTGGATCGTTAGTTCGCTCATGCAACCTTTCTAGCAAACTCTGCTCTGACATTCTTTAGTACATGACAGATAATATCAACCGTCCAACCATTACCAAGCATCTTGTATCTCTGTGTATTTGATACGCCCTCGGTATATCCATCGGGAACGGTTTGTAAACGCTCACATTCCATTGGTGTTAGTTTTCTATACGATGGATGTTCATACCTCATGTATTCATAATTAGCAGCGGTTAAACAATTAGATTTATCTTTCATGTTTCTACCACGTCTTGTTTTAGACGTTGGGAATGTAGCGTCAAAGCAATCACCATCTTGAATTTCTGCATATCCTTTTTTAGTTGCTTCTTTAATAATTAAAACATTGTCTTTTTGAACAGTAGTTAAGGTCCCACACTTCTCATCTAACCTTGGCTCTAATCTCTGAACAGCTTTAATATCAGGGTTGTAATCATCTCTCTTGCCTGTTTCAGGGTTAATCTTTCTGCCTACGATACGACCACAGAGGACTTTAGGCTCTCTATGTAAACCGCCTTTAGAAAAAACCAACTGTCTGCGATGTTTCTCAAAATATGATTTAAGATTACCGCCTTTAAAATAATTAGCATCTAAACAATGGCTTTTAGTTCTATCAACCACACCATCTTCCAAAATATCTTTAAGCACAATACTTTTATCTTCCGGCTGCTCAAGTCCAGGAATATTAGTCCAGTACAAACGCACACGATTCTGTGCTGATACAAGTGCTGAATTAATCATGATCGGCTTAACACCTAAATGCTCACTGATAACGTCTTGATACTCTTGTTTCATGCGTACATTCTCAAGTAGGAAATACTTAGGCTTGGTTTCTTTAAGCAGTCTAACAAATTCAAAGAACAATGCAGAACGTGGGTCATCAAAGTTTAACTGCTTACCAGCAAAACTAAAGCCTTGACATGGTGAGCCACCCATCAACAAATCAATCGGTGGCAAGTTCTCACCCTTTAGAGCGCACACGTCACCCATCTGGATTGTATTCGGAAAGTTCTTGCGTGTTACTTGCAT